AATGTCCAAGTCAATACCTGTACCATCTACACTTGCCGCAGTTGTAGTGCCAGCGTCGCCGCTAACTTCGTTGCTTGAACCAGTTTGTGTAATATCAATAGTTGTACTTGAACCTGCTTGATCAATGTACACATCGCTGGCAAATACTGTTGAACTCCAAAGTCCTAATAGGACATATAATATTTTGCGCATTATTTTTCTCCACGCACGGAGTTTTCGTCCGTCTTTACTTCTTCTTTAGTATCATTGGCTCCTTCTTCGTGAGTCTTATATGACCAAATACCTATGCGTTCGCCATCTTTAACCAGTTCAACCACACATTGTTCAATTGCTACACGAACAGCATAGTTTACTGGCTCGTTTTCGGTGGTGCCTGATTCTAACTCAAGTGCCTTTGTTCCCATATCAATAAAACGGAACAAACTTACGTGATCGCCAAAACTAACAATAGTTTTAGTAACACTTGTGTTAAGTAAGACTTCGCCACTTTGAACGCTTACTAACCGCATACTCACAGTTACCACATCCTGGCGGTATTCTGTGCTTGGACCAATACCTAAGTATCTGGCTCCTGCTCCGCCGGTTAACGTGTTAGAGTCGTAACCAGTAATGGCTCCTTCTACTAACACACCAGCAAACAGCATTGGTTTAAGAGGTGTTTCGTCATTGACTTGTTGACGTGCTTGTCGGATAATTTGACGTTCTTTTGTTAAGTTGTCTAATCCAACACGCTCTACAACCCTAAACCATTCACCTCCGCCCACTTCCTTGAGGGCTTTAATAACCCATACTTCAGCACCTTGCGTTACTGCGTAACTAATATTCGCAAGTTTGTCTGAGGGTTTACGCTGTCCAGTTTTATCTTGAAAACCATATACAGCCGCAACAAGTTTACCGCCACTAGGAGGCGGGATATCCATAAATCCTTCAACGTGAGTTACAATTCGAGATGGGGGTTCGTACTGTTTAGGCGGGTTTGCTACGCACCCTCCAAGTATACCAGCAGCGAGTAGTAGTAGAATTAAGCGTGTCAAAATGCGAAATCCCCAACCGGTGTCTGGAACTCAGAGGCTAAATCGCCATTGCTATCGTATATTTCAACATATACAATATCGTTCTCACGTTTCCATTTAATGGTATCACCGAATGGGGTTTCTACTTCCGACCAACTTGTGTCTGCCAAGTTACTGCTTTCACCAAAAAGAGCGTCCGCAATTTGCTTAGATAGTTGTGCATACACACGACTTTCTAAGTTGTTCTTAAACTTGTAAAGATTAGTTGATTTAGCGTCTCGTTCTGCTTTATCAATAGCGGCTTGTTCGTCGTCTTTTATTTTCTGCTTACGTTGTTGTTCTAACTGATCTATAGTTAGGACGTGGGTACTATACCCATTACCGCTAAACGCAGGACTATGAAACTGGTGAGTTAACTCACCTGCCTCTGCTTTAAATGTAAACAGTACAAAGATTACTGTTAGAATAATTGCTACAATAGCCGCAAGGCCACCGTCGTTGCTTTTCAAGTTGAACCCCCATTCTACTTGTCCTAGTATTTATATGGGGGTTTTATAATGATAAACAGCGTATATAATTGATTTTATTTGGTTTTGTCGTAGACGCCGTTCCAGTCTTCTGGAGGTTCAAATTGTTGGAATACAGAACATCGTTTTTCTAAATCATCGTAAAATGTGTCCAGTTCGCCTCGGAATTTGCCACGCAAATGTTCAATAGCATCTAAACAAAACTTCCAATTACGCTTGTGATAATTTTCAATTAGTTTGGCGTGTAGTTTTTTATATTGCTCCATTGCTGCAATGTCTTGCAATGGGATATGTTCATTGTCAACTACACAATAACTTTTAACAGGTGCTTCATCTTTATTATAAAGAATAGTGTCTAATTCAAAGACAAGATATTTATTGTCCACTTGTGCAGCGGCTTCTTCACCAACAATAATATACATCGATTACTCTTCTGGTTCTAGTTTAACTTGTAGCGGGTAGCCATTGCTACGGGCACTTACAGTTACTTCAATGCCTTTTTGTTCTGCCATTTCGTATGGCAAAATCGCTACCACTGCCGATCCTTGTACGTGAATGTCTTCAGTAATCTTTTCAGCACTAATAGGTGCGTAATCAAAAAAATCTACAAGACTATCAATAACAAATTGCATACTGGTTTGTTCATCGTTCAAGTAAATGACCTTAAACATAGGTGGTTCTTGTAATGCAATGTTCGGCTTAATTCTAGTTCTGGTATCAACTTGTGTGGACAAATCTGTTCTCCTGTTATAATAATATTTAACAAAATAGGGAGGAAACCCTCCCTATCCTGTTACTGCATTATACTACCCTTTGTAGTCAATAGCAATGGTTTTTGGCTTCATTGCTTCTGGAACGATTCGTTCTAGTTTAATAGAAAGAATGCCGTCTTCTTGAGAAGCACCTGTTACTTCAACATATTCACCTAAGGTAAATGTACGAGTAAACTTACGTGTAGCAATTTTGTTCCAGGTATACTTACGGGTATCTTCTGCCTGCTTTTCGCCTGTAACAGTTAATTGGCCATCTTGAGAAGTGATGGAAACATCACCTTTCTTAAAACCAGCAACAGCAATTTCAAGTGTAAATTCATTTTCGCTATCTTCTACAATATTATACGGAGGATAGTTGTCCTGCTGTGTGGATTCAAAGTTACGAAGCATGTGACTCATTAGACGATCAACGCCAATGGCTGTACGGTTAAGAGGTGAGAAGTCGAATGTAGATAGATTTGTCATGTTAGTCTCCTTATATTAAGCAAGTCTATTTTTGTATGTAGACCCGACCCCGGCGTCTACAATAGTATTTATCATTGTATTATAATAAACTAGAAATAGTTTGTCAAGAAATTTTTACCATTTACCACGTGGTTTTACTGGTAATTCTTGCGAACGAACGTGTTTTGCCCAGCGCCGCTTTGCTGCTTCTTTAGCTGTTTTGCGTTTTTGTGATGGTTGTACATAATTCTGACGTTCTTTAACTTCTTGAAGTACGTTACCACGTTGTACCTTCTTTTTGAGTTTACGCAATGCCTTTTCAACATTGCCATCTTTTACGTATACTTTTGTGCCTTTTGGATTAATCATAGTTAAATCAGTTTATAATAATGCTTCTGGATTATTTATCAAAAGTTCACTAATAACAACACGTCCTATATTGTTGTTATGGTAGCGGACCAAATTAAACATATGCGGCATCAAAACTTTCTCAAGTTCAGCACGCAATCCACGAGCACCTGTTTTTTGTTCAATAGTACGATCTACAATTTGCAATAATGCTTCTGGTTCAAATTCTAATTCAACTTCATTACATTTAAACAAATATTCAAATTGACGCAGTAGACTATTTTCAACACTAGTTAAAATATACACCATGTCTTCACGAGAAAGTTCTTGCACAAACGCGAAACTAGCAAAACGTCCGACAAATTCTGGGATAAGTCCAAATTTAATTAGATCTGAAGGTAGTAAATCAATGCCAGTAGTATCGATTTTATTAACATCTGCGCCGAAACCAATGCCAGATCCTTGAACCCGCTTTTTAAGAATATCATCTAAACCAACAAACGCACCAGCAGCGATAAACAAAATATTTTTAGTGTTAACCTCAGTCATCTCACCACCGGGATGTTTGCGGTTGCCTTGGTTAGGCACACGCACGACCGTGCCTTCTACCATTTTAAGCAATGCTTGTTGAACACCTTCTCCTGACACGTCACGTGTCACACTTGTTGATTCAGACTTACGTGAAATTTTATCTATTTCATCAACAAACACAATGCCACGCTCTGCACGTTCTATATCACCATTGGCGTTTTGTAATAATCTGGAAATCAATACTTCAACATCATCACCAACATATCCTGCTTCTGTTAAACTTGTGGCATCGGCAATAGCAAATGGAACATCCAAATAGTCGGCAATTGATTTAGCAAGCAATGTTTTGCCTGACCCAGTAGGTCCAAGTAGTAATACATTGCTTTTGTCTACTTTGACATCAGTCTTTTTGTTAATTCGTTTGTAATGATTGGCTACTGCCACACTTAGAACCATTTTTGCTTGATTTTGTCCGATTACATATTGATCTAAATGAGCTTTGAGCTCTACAGGATCAATATTTTTAGACTCGTGTTTCTTCTTACTAGCAGGCTTTTCTTCTTCCAGCAATTCAACACAAAAATCAACACAGTTATTGCAGATGCTCACTCCTTCACCAACGATGAGTTTTACAACCTGATCTTTGTGTTTACCACAAAAACTACATTCATTGATACTTAATTCTGTGTTTGGTTCTGGCATTTTATATATCGTTAGTTATTTTTTCTTGTATCTTTTGTTTTTCAATTACATTTAGTAATTCTGGATCATAATCCCCATTTGCAATTTTATCAATTAACATGTCAATATATTCTGCTGAATATGCTGTGCTTGATAATATATTTTTGTCTTGAAGATCCCATGAACTTCCGTTGCTTCTATATAATTTAGTTGGTTCTAAGTCAGAACGTAAAAATAATCTACCTTCATTTGATTTTTTAGGAAATCTGGAACCAAATGGAACTTCGTGTTGTAAATCTAAATGCAATTCTGGGTGTGATTTTATTAATGCATGATCGCGATACATCTTACCATCATAAGAAATATAATCATCGCCCACACGTGTTAGTCTGACTTTTACTTCTTCGTCCGTAGAAATGCGGCCAGTGCTTTCTTCTGTAGTCTGTTCCGTGTCTTGTGCGGGCTCTTTGTTTGTGTCCACTTGCTCATTGGTTACTTCCTTTGTTGTTGTTTTTTTCTTTGTTACTGCTTTCTTCTTTACTGTCTTCTTTTTTTTTGGAGCAGCAGGGATAGGTTCTTCTTTTGCTTCTTCAATTACAGGAACATCATTCCAAACGTCATCAATGTCAGTGTTTTCTGTAACAGTTATCTCTAGCTCGCTTTCTGTACCAATTGACGGTTCTATGCGTTGCTCTATGTTCTTTTCTTTATGTTTAGATTGTGCCATCTCAAACGAGTATTGACTTGCTATTAATAATAACACAGCAAGTGGGTCAAATACAAATATAATGGTAACAATAACCCAACGTACAGCTTCTTCCAGCAAGTTACGATCTGCTTCCGAGCTGTAAATAAATTCAGCAATATACTTAACAGGGCCAACTTCTGCTTCTAACTTGCGGAATTGACTTTCTAATACTGCTTTGTTCTCACGAGCGTCATCAACTTCCTTTTGTACTACGGTTAACTGAGTTTCAATAGCAGCAATGCGTGATTCGATTGTTCCTGTTTTTTCTTCTGATTGTTCTTTTAATTTTGATAAGCGATCATTGACTTCTGTAAATTGTGGAGCGTATTTTGTATCTACTTTGGCTAGATTATCTTCTAAGTTTCTGCGAATACCTTGAATCTCTGTATTGTATTCTGCTTGTGTATCATCAAACTTTTTACGTACTGCATCCTTACCAAAGAATGTATTGGATAATTCTGCTTCCATTGCAGCGCGAGCGGTGTCAATCTTTCCATTAATACCAGAAATACTCTTTTCTGCTGCTTCGCGCAATACTGCTTTTTCGGCATTGACTACATCAGTTAAACGTTCTAATTCTTTTTGTTCACGTTCAATTAATGTATCAACACGTGTATCTGCTGTACCAGAGTTTAACTTGTCAATTTCACCTTGTAATCTAGCAACTTTCGCTTCGCCGCGAGTAATTGTACCAGTAATCGATTCAATTTTAGCTGTTTGCTCGTCAGATGCTGCTGTTTGTTCAATATGCGATTTTGAAAGGAACCCAAAAATACCCATGCTTGTAATAAACATGAGTACAACAACAGCAATGGATAGATATGATTTTAGCCACCAGATAGCGTTGCGCCAGTGTTTATGTAGCCAAACTGCCGTAACAAGTTTAGCCACTTCTAGCGCAGTACCCATAATTGCCACCGGAATCACACTGGCAGCAAAAATAGTGGTTAACCCAACTACACTATAATAGATAGCAATAGCCGAAACGCTTAATGCTGTTAGTAGTGTTAGTACATTCAAGAACATTGTATATTTATTAGGTTTTTAGAGCTTTTCTCCTTTGTCAAACCCTCTGAACCTCACAAACCGCGGAAACCGCAAACTGTACGTCCCATCCTGGTTTTGTGTAACCGCATCCGCACGGACTTCGGCAACAGCACCAATAATATCATTGCGGGAATCCCAAAAGGAATCACGATCAGTGTCAGTAAGACCGCTGCCCACGTTGACTTTGATGGATTTACCATCATCAACTCCTTCACACACAAGAGCGCCTAATCGACCTTCGTTACGCCCTGTGCCTTCTTCCACCGCAACTACTTCCAGGTCAACGGTAATGTTTGGCTTCCATTTAAGCCAATGTGTTGTGCGCTTACACTCATATGGAGCATTAGCGTCTTTGATCATAATCCCTTCGTATCCTTGTTCTACGCATTCGTTAGCATAACGATGCATAACATCCATGCCTTGCCCTGTGCTTAAATTAACACGCATGTCAGGTTCTACTCGAAGATTAGGTTGTTCTTCAATACGTCCTTTTAATGCTCGTAATGTGTCTGTACGCACACTTTGCTTTACACGACTTACACCTTGAATAAACCCGCCATAGTTGAGAATATCAAAAATATGGAAACGACTGTCTGAAGCATCAGCATTGTATTTGCGATGTGCTTGCTTCATAAGTGTTTGAAAATCATCGCTCATCATTTCGCCGTCGAGCACAAAATTAGGTGTGCTCATAACGTTTTGAATAACTGGCATTACTTTTTGTATTTGCGGTATAATGTGATTAAAGTTTTCAAATACTTTTCCATTGCGGCTGTGGATACGTACAGTGCCGTGAATGCATAAAACAATTACACGCACGCCGTCAAGTTTGCGTTGTAAAATTTTATCACCAGTCATCTTGCTTTCATGTTTAGCACTATCAGTAGCAAGCTGACATTCAAACACAGGAATTTCTAAATCTGTGCCTTTTAAATATTTGTTGAATGTTTTTAATGTGGCGCCTACACGCAAATCTTTTTGAATAACAGGGGCACAAAAATCATTCCATTGTTCTGAATCAAAACGTTCGGACATACGTTCTATTTCAAAATGTGCTTCGTTTCCAGTGACGTTGCGATCGCTTAAACTTGCTAACAACTTTCGGAAATCAACCCACGGGTTTTCTCTGTTGACCAAACCTTCTGTAGCGGGTACTTTTTTAACGTTATAGGTTAGAAACGGACTATACGCGGCAAACGCACCAAACAAAAACCATTCTGCTGTTTGATCACCTAGCTTACGTGCTGCTACTGCTTGTTCAATAACCTTTTCTTTGTGGATACGGCTATTGCTCTCGTTGAGCTTATGAATCCAGGAGGCTGGCATATTAACCTACCTTGATATCTTGCACTGCTTCGCGAAATGAATCAGATGTTATTTGTTGATCGAGATATTTTATAGTCCATAAACCTTTCTTAGGATCATGAACTGCACTCATCCCATATTTGGCCATTAAACGAACCGCTTCTTTGTGAGTGATGCGTGCTTTGCTATAACGAACATCACTAGTATCACAACAAACTTCGTGCGGGTCACATTCAATACAAACGCCCGGAATCTGATTTGCAAACAACTTAAAAATGTTCTTTACAAATCTGATGACAATGGTAAAAAGTTTTTTAAAGAAATTAATCATACATTCCTCAGTTCGTTGAAATATTCGAAATTGCCTCGTTCACAGAATATTGTGCTGTTTCAAATTCTCCAGTACCGTCTGCTGGATCAGCTGATATGGTAGGAACATTATCTATACCTACACCAACTGTGTTAAGAGATGAAATATTGCGTCCTTCACGTAACGCACCGATGAGTGCTTGGCCTGCCTGAGTGGTTGTGTCTGCCATTTTTTCTAACAACTCTGCTGGACCTCTGTATTCGTTTTGAATAGCATATGTGTGTAAATTACTGACCATGCTCATTATACTTTGTTTGCTGCTTGGTGTATCTGCAAATACCACGCCTGCGTCTGCCAATGTGTCAAGTTCTTTCTCAATCTGTTCTACACTATACCCAAACTGTGTGTTCAAATTAGCATATTCTGTTGGATATCCACTTGCAATACCAGAAATTTCTGTTGCAGCCGCGGCCAAACAATCATCAACGCCATCTTCATAGGTCAAATAAGGCCCACCAATACCTGGTATCGTGTATGTTGTTGATCCATCAGGAACAAATGTCGTTAAAAATGTCTCTAATTTTCCAAAAATCTCAATCAGGTCATCCAACGCACCAGCATCTTCAAGAACATCCAATGAGGCATTTAATGACGCAAATGCCTCATTGTGCGTGATACCTGCTGGAGTTCCAATCCCATCACTCAAATAATATCTTCCGTTAGAACCAGATCCTCCTCCAAAACTTGATGTATAATAAGAGTATACACTAGACGGAAGTGGCGTGTCAATAGAATTTATTAAATTTAACCCGTAATTTGTTTGAATTTGTTGCACAGATGCACCTAACCGATCGGTGCTTGTGTTTTGTACATTTTTAACTTGTTGCAGAGCGCGGCGCATTGCGACGTTGGCATCTGCCAAACCAGTTGACAGAATACCATAATAATCTTTGCCTAAATTTTTAAACAAACCATTCACTGCACCGTTATTGTCTAAGTAAATGGCCTTAAATCCAGTCTTATATGGACTAGTCAGTGTTCTAAAAGAAGTTGGAAACAGTTTACGAGTGTCTATCAGATCTGCCAGAGTAACCATGGCAGTTGTGCTTGCATCATAATTTGCTTTTGATTCATAAACCATTGGCAAATTAACACGCAATGCTTGCATTAACGTTTTTAATTTATCTTCTTTTACAGTTTTAAATGCTTCATAACATTTCTTTTGAATAATGAGAGGCAATAATTCATTGGTGCCCAAACCACTAATCTTGGTTAACAAAGAAGTTGGATTAATTCCTGCTCGAATTAACTCTTCTCCGATATATGGTAGTAAACCGCGTGTTGCTAATTTAATAATTAGTGCGTGTGGAGTACCGTATATTGTGAGTTTGTCTAAATCAATCAATAGTCCAGTATTAATCAGGTCTGTACCGAATTCAACGGTAGCAAGGCTAATACTTGTGATGCTACCGCTAATAAGATCATCCATATTAGTGAATGTTGGCCCCAGATACTCATTGGATGTAACAGCCGCATCAATAAAACTTCCTGACATAACAGTATATGCCATTACTGTATACATCTGTACCACAAATTTACTCAGATCACCATTTCCCAGAATGTTATTTGCGTGTGTTGTGAGTTGAGCAGTAAATCTATTTGTTGAACTACCAATACTTGCAGAACCTGGAATAGCATTCACTAAAGCCGGACATGTATTATTTGCAAATGTATAGATATCATTTAGACTGGGTGATGTAATGGTGGCCGGTGGTGGGCTTGGATTTGCTGTAATGAGCGCAGATTCAGCTGCTGAAATAACACTTGCATATGCAGTTATTATATTACGTGCAGTATATGTGTTAATTCTAGACGAAAGAGTATTATTAATGCCTAGTCCTGTATTTTGAATTAGGCCCTCGCCGGCGATTAACATCAAAGGACTTAGTGTATTATACATTATAATCCTACAATAACATCAAAACTACCAGTCGCTCTAGGATGTCCACATGAATCAGGGCTGCCAACAAACACGATGGGTCTGCCGCCTGCCAGAACAGTAGGAGATCCCAATGTTGTTCTTGCAGAACAGTGAGCACCGCATCCAGGAGCGCCACAACAAGGATGCGCAGTGACGCTCACTCCTGGACCAACCACAGGTCTTCCGTTAGCCAGAACAGTAAACACGCCAGAGGTTGCAACACCTCCTGCTGAATTTACGTCTCCCATTCTGACAACCATTGATGGCATAATTTACCCTGTGATAATTTTTTTACTTGGTGTACTAATGCCAGTTACTGCTTGTGTATACATTGCAACTACATCTGAAGCAGTTTCTGATACCATTGTACAATTAGTAATATTTATCGTAGTTTTTCCTGCTGGATTCGCAGTAAACATGCTCGGGATCATTTGCGGTCCTTGTGGGGTCATCGCTACGCTAACCGGATGGTCCATTACAACTTCATTAGCACCTAGTGCAACAATTTTTCCAACTACTTCTTCGCCTGAATTTAGTTTAAAACTATAAATTTCATTTGTCTTTAAATCAAACATGTTAACCTTCTAGTAATGCTTGCACGCCTTCGCGTCCCGCTTTTTGTAATCCTGAGAAACCGCCTTCGAGCAATTTATCATTCACATAAATTTGTGGCACAGAGCGGTGTCCTTCACTCAGTACAAATTCACGTGCTTCTGGATCTGATTCAATATTAATCGCCTCATATTCAAACCCATAGGTTTCAAGCAACTGTTTTGCTTGGTCACAATATGGGCAAGTTGTTTTGCTATAAATTTTAATCATAAACTAAATCCTTTAAATGTATCTTCTGTTACGTCTTGTTTAGTGCCACCAACCACATAAGAAGAAATTTCCGTTTCCTGTGGTGCCACTTGTACCTCACCGCCCGCAATCCATTTCTGTGTCCAAGGAAGAGGATTAGAGCCGCCCTTGTACGATGTTTCTAATCCCAATGAGGTCATGCGCTTGTTAGCAATCCACTCCACATATTCCACAAGCAACTGTGCGTTAAGACCAATCATTGATCCATCTTTGAACAAATAATCTGCCCAACGCTTTTCTTGCTCAACTACATCAATAAACATTTGTTGTACTTCTTCTTTGCATTCTTCAGCAATCTTAGCAAAATCTGGATCGTCTTTTGGCAGGATCTTGATCATTGTTTGTGTACTTGCTAAATGTAAGTTCTCGTCACGGCAAATTAATTTAATAATCTTAGCATTACCTTCCATCTTTTTCAATTCAGCAAACGCCCACGAGCAAGCAAACGAAACGTAGAAGCGAATACCTTCTAGAGCATTTACAGAGTTAATAGCGAGCCATAGTTTTTTCTTAATGTCGTACAAATCAATATTAATAATTTCGTTGTTAATTCTATGACATCCTTCGCCTAACATTTGATACCATGTCGACGCTTCAATTAAATCATCATAATATTGCGAAATACTTTGCGATGTTTCATAAATCTCTTTAACGTCTAATAGCTCGTCAAATACTTTGCTTGGATCAGCGTAAATGTTACGAATAATATGTGTGTAACTGCGACTATGAATAGTTTCGTTAAATGCCCACGTTTCAATCCATGTCTCTAGTTCTGGAATTGAAACAATAGGTAGCAACGCTAAGTTAGGCGAACGTCCTTGTACTGAATCTAGTAGAATCTGTCGCTTTAAGTTTGAAGTGAAAATGTGCTGTTCGTGCTCGTTAAGATCTTTGAAGTCCTTTGAGTCACGAAGCACGTCTACCTCTTCTGGTCTCCAGAAGAAACCTAACTGCTTATCAGTAAACTTATCAAATTGCTTATATTTTACTGATTCATAACGTTGTAACCCAACGCCACCGTTCTTATCTAAAAACGCTAAAGAAGTCAAATGATTCTTGTTGCGTGTTGGAAATACACTCTTACTCATTTTATTTGCCTCAAATCTTACAGCTCTCACAATCTTCTTCAGTTAACTTATTAACGTCAATTTCTCCTTGACCATCATAAGTGTTAAAGTAGTATAATTGTTTACCACCGTACTTGTAGAACATCAAAATATGTTGTAGCATTTCTGACATTGGAATCTTTTCATCTTCATAAAACTGTGGGTTATATGAAGTATTTACAGAGATGCCCTGGTCAATATACTTTTGTAGAACTGCCATAATCTTCAAATAACCCATCGGGGACTTCTGGTCCCAAAGCAATTCGTACTTGTTCTTTAAATGACGGAATTCTGGAACCACTTGCTTGAGAACACCGTCTTTGGATTGTTTAACTGATACATAGCTGCGTGGTGGTTCCACACCATTTGTAGCATTTGAAATCTGTGCTGAAGTTTCAGCTGGCATCAGTGCCATTAGTGTACTGTTGCGAATTCCTGTTTCTTTTAATTGCGTTCTAAGTCCAGCCCAGTCAACCACATCTTCGTGTGCTACTAGCTCATCAACATCCTGTTTATAAGTGTCAACAGGAAGAATACCATGATGATATTTGGTTTGATCTGACCAAGGGCAAGCACCCTTTTCGACTGCTAGATCAGCACTTGCTTTAATCAAATAATATGACCAATGTTGTGCCCAGGTATCAATTAATTTTAAGTCTGGATCACTATAGTTTGTCCCATGTTTAGCTAGCCAAAACGCCAAGTTAATAATACCAACACCTAATGGACGGCGGCCTTCAGTAGCAATACGAGCAGCAATGATAGGATAATTTTGATAACTCAGCAGATTGTCGAGTCCACGCACTGCAAGTTCACATGCACGTTGCATATCCTCTGGCTGTTTAAATGCACCCCAATTGATTGCTGAGAGCGTACACAGCGCAATCTCACCGTTCTCATCGTGGATATCATTTAGAGGTTTGGTTGGCAAATCAATTTCGCAACATAGGTTAGACTGCTTAACAGGTGCTACAGTAGGATCAAACGCACCATGTGTATTAGCATGGTCTACATTCATTAAATAAATGCGTCCTGTGTCTTTGCGCTCTTGTACAAACTGCGAGAACAAGTCCATTGCTTTTACACGCTTACGACGAACGTGTGTGTTGCGTTCTGCACGTTCGTAAAGTTCACGGAATAAATCTACATCTGAAAAGAATGCATCATAAACTTCAGGAACGTCATTAGGACTGAATAGTGTGATGTAATCGTTGTTTAACAAACGTTCGTACATAACTTTGTTAAACTGCACACCATAATCCATATGACGTACCCGATTATCGTCTGTGCCTTTGTTGTTCTTAAGTACCAGCAGATCTTCAACTTCTAAATGCCAAATTGGATAATACAATGTAGCAGCACCATTACGCACGCCACCTTGCGAGCAAGAGCGTGTTGCTGCTTGGAACAATTTGTAGAATGGGATAACGCCTGTGTGGTATGCATCGCCCTTGCGAATAGGACTCTTAATAGCACGAATGCGTCCTGCACCTACACCAATGCCTGCTTTTTGTGAAACATACTTAACAATTGAGCTTGTGGTTGCGTTAATTGAATCGAGCGAATCGTCCGTTTCAATAAGAACACAACTAGAAAATTGTCGCTGGCTTGTGCGTACACCAGCCATCACAGGAGTAGGCAAACTTACCTGATGAGTAGAAATAGCATCATAATAGTCACGTACCCAGCGCATACGAGTGTCGCGTGGATGATCTGCAAATAGTGTAGCGGCAATAAGTGCGTATGCTACTTGCGGTGTTTCATAAATTTGTTTGGTAACGCGATTTTGCACGAGATACTTTCCACGCATTTGTTCCATAGCAGCATATGTCAAATGCTCATCGCGATCATGCTTAATGAATGAATTAATATAATCCCATTCTGCATTATCATATAGATCTGGTAATTCAGGATCATAGAGTCCGGATTTTACATTTTGCTCAACTAACTTACGGATGTGCCAGGGTTTAAAATCACCATAAACTTCTTTGCGCAAATGATAGCAAATAAGTCTACCAGCGACATACTGATAGTTAGGAGTTTCTTCAGAAATTAAATCTGCTGCTGCTTTAATTAACGTTTCTTGGATATCCGGCGTTGATATACCTTGATAAAATTGTAGGTGACTTTTTATTTCTACTTCTGATGCACTAACACCAGTGATGTTTTCTGTTGCCCAAAATACAACCTTGTGCATTTTTTCAAGGTCAAGAAGTTCCTTGCGACCGTCTCGCTTGGTTACCGTAATATCGCTCATTTTTGCCTCTTGTTATTCTATTGTTAAATTGTCGCTTGATAACGATCTTTTGATTTTTAAATCTGGAAGTGTGTTTGTATTTACTATCTCGTTAGGAATATAGTTTAGTATGTAGCTAGAATTTACCTCAACCGCATAGAAATCTTCCAGTTGTAAAATACGTATAGTTTGTATGTCTTGATGTTTTATTAGGATCAGAGTATAACATATCCCTAAACATTTTGCAAGATCATCATACAAATTATCTGCCAAAAGATCCCAAGGAAGTGGCCATTTTTCATATTCATCTATATGAAGATAATGATTAACAAGAGGGGCACGTTGCCACCATTTATCGACAGTCACAAGTGCTTCTTCTAAGTTAAGATGCTTTGAGATTTTTCTTAACTTCCGCCATTCTAATAAGCGGTCGTCAAATGTTGATTGCCACATTAGACTTTGTACTTAACAATACTATAAGTAATGTCAGCATCATCTCCGGTTGAAGTTGTCGTGTACTTAAAGGACACAGTGCCACTTGCGTCAGTTGCGCTAAATGTAATACCAGTTGCTGCGGTTTCGACATAGTCTTCATTATATGTAGGTACATTTCCTCCGTATGGCATCCCACATATAAATTTACCAGCGCGGGTAGCATCGCCACGTTTTGCTGTATAATGCACTTCAAATCCTGCATATTTTGTGTTATCAATTGCAAAGATCGCAGTAGCAGTACTAGTATTATCAACTAAACTAGTATTATATCCGATAGATTTTTCATAGTTACCAAGTTTTAGATTTGAATTGCCATCAAAACCGATGCTTTGTGCATTATTCAAATCAATACGCTCAACAGTCGCAGCATCAATGTCTGGACGTTCAAACAAATCGCCAATACTGATATTATTTCCGTTATTAATATCAACAATAACTGTTGTTGGATTACCAACACCCAAAAAGTCATTACCAACATCTAAGAAAATATTAAATCCTGATACATTTCCTGCTACTGCGCCAATTTCAATACCTTGTGCTGCAACGCTATCAAACAAGTTGTGCATCATTCGAACGCCACGTGGACCACCATTGATTGGTGCCGCACCTAACACAATTCCTTTATAGTGATTTTCAAACCATCCGTTAGAAATGGTAACACCGGTTGTGTTGTAATTTGTATATACAGCATACGTAGTACCAAGCGTGTGAATAGCATCAAGTGTTACTGCTTTAGTAACTAATGATGTTGTGCTTTGAATTTTAATGGCTGAAGTGTTTTCCAATGCATCGCCAAGTTCAGATTCTGTTAATGGACCATAAAAGTCCATATCTCGAACTACAATATCTGATGCACGATCAATTAGAAAAATGTCATTTAATTCCGTTGTTTCGAATGAAAAATCTCTTAGTGTAATATTTTCAGGGCGTGTTGCGCCGTTGTTGCCAATATTGGCACCGGTTTGATGCAAACTATCTGCGGTTCTAGCAACGTAATCATCAATTGTACTTCCATCGGCACTGGTGTAACGAATAATAGAGCTATCGCTTCCTTCGCCGTAAATTAATGCAAAAGGTGGAATTTTAATTGTACAGCAAACTTTATAAACACCGGCTGGAATAAACAAACTACGGCGAATTTCTTCATTATTTTCTCTACAAAAAATTTCGTACAATGCTCTATTAATAGCATCGCCATCGTCAGTTACACCATCACCTACTGCGCCAAAATCTTTAACGCTTACACCGTGACCTTCATCTAGTTTATCTTGTAAACTTCTGACCACATCACCGGTTGGATTAGCACCGGTTTGAACTGTGTAACCGCCATCATCTCCTTTATAGGTATATGACGACGCTAATCCCAAAATATCGCTATATTCGGTTAAAATTTCTGTATTGCCTACAACAGGAGCGCCTTCAGCAAGTGTACCATTACCAATAAACAATCTACGGTCGTCCACCGCCCAGCCAAATTCGCCGCCAGCAAGTTGTGGTAGATTTTCAATGAGACCTTTGCGGTGTGTGATTCTTGAGATTTGAACAATAGCCATGTGTTTTTATTCCGATAAGTTTATACTATTTATACGATTTGGCTTTCGTAGTATTGTTCCACCCTCTTCCACCATTTATTACGCCAATGTTCAAACTCGTCGCCTTCGATAATAAATTCCATGTACTCAGGTGGTTTTGTGTAAATTCCTGGTTGGGATTCAGTAGGTCGCACACACATTAAAATAACACCTTTGCGAATATCAGAACCATAAACTTCATTATGTGCTTCAGAGTATGCTGCGAGTTGTAAGAAATAATCTTCAATCCATTCGCGCTTTTTGGGCTTATTTGCTTGTTTGAAGTCAAGGATTGCTTCTGATCCTTTATGTACTCCAACGCAATCTGTGGTGCCAGCATAGATGCCTGGAAAATACAATGGAACTTCTGTCCCCCAAAACTCATCTGCATTTACAAGACCATGTTTAATGACTTCCTGCGCCATGTCATGACTTGCCCAGCCAAATGGATTAGTGCCTTTATCTTTGATTTCACCAGTAAGCACATAATTTTCCAGATAGGTATGCATTCGAGTACCGCGATTAGCAGCTTCTGTTGTAATCTGTTGTGCCTTTTCTACCCCAACCCGTTTTTTCCATTCCATTAGAGCTTGTTTAGCTTCTGCAGGTTTGGTTTTATCTAGGATTGTTGTTACACTGGGAACACGATCACCGGTAGGAGTAGCGTATAATCTCTTACCATCTACTTGTTCACGTGTTAATGCTTTATAATCGTACTTTTTTACTAATTTAGACATAGTGGTTAGTATAACACACTACGGAAGATTTGTCAATTATTTTCTTTTATTTGCAGCACGTTTTGCTGCTTGCTTCATAGTCATTTTGGCATGATCCATACTCATATTTTGTGGATTTACTTCTGCCTGTTTTTTGCTTTTGAATGTGATTTTTTCATCGTTCATGTCGGCAATACCGCCAAGTTGTCCTGATTGTACTGCTGATTGTAGTGTGTCCTTGTCAATATTAATGCCCATCTTGCTAGCCATTTGCATGAAAGCATCTACACTGATTTCGCCTGCTGCGTTTTCATCATCGGCACGACCAACAAAGAACTGAGCTAATGCTGCTAGTTCTTCGCCGTCGGCTTCACGGATGATATCGCGGATGTTCATTATTTTAGAAGATTTTGCGCTGTGCGTTCAATTGATTCCCAGGCTTCGTCTTCATCTTCGTCGCTGCTATATGCTACGTTTGTTAATGAATTTGCCATTGTGTGCATACTACCGCCCAGGCGATCGCCGCCGTGATCTCCGCCAATAGCACCTAAAATATGTGCATGCCAATTTGATTCGGCTGCGCGGCGTTCTTCGTATGGTAGCATTTGTAAGGCTTGATCTGCAAGACCTCTGATCTCATCCATGATGTATTCAAATTCTTGTGGATCAAATTCAACTGCTTCTGTAACAGTTTCTTCTGCCACTGGTTTAGCAACGTTGTTAAAGTTTTGTAGGATGGTGTAGATTTCGTTCATTAGATGCGCTCACGTCCTAAGTTAGATAATTCATCACCTGGCTCTTCGGGCATTTCTGGTTCCATATCCATTTCTGGTTCTGGTGGTAATTCAGCGTCCATATCCATGTCGCCCATGCCCATATCTTCTTCGCCTGGTACGCTCATTTCTTCGCCAGTGATAACACCAACTGCTGATTCTAGTTCACCTTTAGCACCACTTAGTGCGTCGATTAAGCCCTGTAATGCGCCATCAACTGTGCTTTGGAATTGGCTAGCAGCGTCAACACCTTGCTCGCCTTTGATACCATCAACTAGTGCTGGTAGTTCTTTAACTTTTAGATCAGTCATGTTTTCAATCATTTTCTGAACTTGATCAACCATGTCTTGTGCTGCTAGTACAACTTGCGCTTGATCTACTTCCGTACCTTCCATCATTTTCTTTTTCTTGCACTTGCTAGCTTCGACCATCTTGCTCATAAACTTAATAGCACTATCGCGGTTTTCTAGAACGCTTAATAGGTTCTTGCTAACACCTAGAGCTTTTAGTTCGCTTTCTGTTAACTTACCGCCGACTGCTACAGTTTTAACGGCATTCATATATTTGGCTTTTGAATTCATAACTTTAACCTTTGATTCTGGTTGGGATTCTGCTACTTTAGCACTTAGAGCTTGTTCCATAAACATTAACTTTAAGTAATTTGTGTTTGTTTCTCTGTAATGTCCTTCACGGCTGCTTTTGAACTCAGCAATCTTTTTGCGAGTCTCACTTAGCATTTGAACAGCAGCGTCGTGACTGACACGAGATACATCAACTTTCTTTCCAAACTGAGAAGTATAATGCTCAGAAAGTTTTTTAGAATTGAGCTTTGGTGCTAGATCATTTAGATTCATCTTCGTTAAATCCCTTAATTTTAATGTATTTAGTCAATTTAACGGTTTTGTCAAGATTGCGTTTTGCTTCCCGCATACGTTCTATATCTTCATTGATTCTAATCATTAACCATTCTCGATCATTTAAATCTTTTGCAGTTTTTAATATGCGTTTTCTATTTTCGATTTGAAAACGATAGTCTTGTATGCGTTTATCATTAACAATAAGCGTATGAGAATTTTTCCAGTCGTTTTTGCTATCAAAGATACACCAACTCATTGCGACAGCACTGGACGTCACTGTGTCTATATACTGATCATGCTTATATAAATCATATCTATGATTATCTGTTTGATTTATAACATATTTTCCAAACACATGGTACTGTGTCCCGTCTTGTACAATAGCAGGAACAGATTCTCGTTCAAAAAAACGTTTAATTTTTTGTGTAACACGATCAATATCAATCATATTTCTGTAATCCAAATGTTTTGATTTTTTCCCGAAGTGTGAATATATGGCAATACATTCTCTTTTTCGTCTAATCCAATAATAATAGGTGTACCTTCAAAATCTCTTTTAAGTGCACCAAGGGAGTCACCATCTAATAAAAACACATCTTGTGTTTCATTAACAAATGTAAAGCACCATTTTTTATCATATGCAACATTGGATAACTTCATCGGCTGTGTCCTAAATAATAGCACTTGTAGTACTGTTTCCCAGTTACTCTGTTGCCGACGAAATCGATTCCATTCATCTATAGTTTTAATATCTTTGCCATTTATTTTAGTTGGCAATGTTTGCTGTTTATATGGTCTATTGATGCCTGTTGGAGTTATATCAAAAGTAGTACATATCTTTATTTGTTGCATAACTCCACCAATACTTTTAATCTTTCTAATTGTTCTAGTATTGCAGGATGGCGCTCTGCTAACCCATCCCAGTCATACCTTAATGCAAACCCATTCCACTGTTCGTAGGTATTTTGTTTGACAAGTCTGCGTTCAGTTGACCCTGCGTGTCTAGCAAATACGGTCTTGCCGCCATCTGGTGATTCGTACACAATAAAAGGACTTTTTTGCATAGCGTATTTAAGGTCAATAAAAAAGCCCAGTATAAAACTGGGCTTTTTAGGTTTATTAACAGTAATTAATTACTGATCAAAACCAGTTACGTCTGCAATAGTGTATGCTTGGCCATCACCGGCTGTGTAAGCACCTGCTGCGAAATCGCTGCTTTCGCAACCGCTTAGAATAAAATAAGCAGTTTGTGTTGAAGCTGCTGTGAAAGTACCAACAACTTCAATAGAAGCTAGTTGCTGAATGCTCTGTACTAGAGCGTCCATGTTAGCTTGAGTCATTGCTGAACCCTTAGCGAAGCTCTTTACTAGTAGGTTACGACCTACGGTTTCAACTGCACCTGCATAACCGTGTGCGCGAGTTACTCCTGGCATAATAATTCTCCTTAATTGTATATGTTACTATTATTTAGTAAAAAAATAAAAAATTTAATATTTGATTAATTCTTTGAACTGTTGAATATTATCGATTTCACGATCACTATGACTATTTCTCACGTCCTGTGCGTATTTTCCAAGCATCTTGCTCTTTAGGTGGTGGAATGCGTAATACCCGTGGGGTTGGTGTTATTTCTAATCCCAAGAACTGTACTATCCAATTCTCCGGTGGCTCGCCACCGGCCCATTTGACTTCAGCATAACGCTGTGCATTTTGTGCAGCAAATCTTAATTTTTTATCATTACTTTTTTGTGAAACATGTGAATTTGGCGGAATATAAACCTGATTGCCTTTATCAGATAAATCCAGATACCATACGTTGTTATATTTAACAAATCTGGCTGGTGGGCTTCCATCAGATGGACTCCAGTCAACAATAATACTCGGTCTTAACTCGTCTGGATCTTGACTCACAACAAGTTCGTTCTTTAACTTGGCACCATAATCCATGACATTTGGTGATTCTTTTTGTTTATTGTTTAGTTCGTCTTTATCTTCCTGACTGTCTGGTGAAATAGTCAACGGCATATTTCTGGCAACGCCACTTGTAATGATATGTGCCGCTGCATCTGTAATAGATGAACTGTTCAACCTGTCACCTGCATTAAAGATCTCGTCTATTGCACTACCAACGAATTTATTCTTTGCACTAGATCCTACTTCTTGATAAGCCATTCTGGCCAAATAAGTTCTTAACACTTGATTGTGGCTTTGCGGATTTTTTCTATAGGATTCGCCATATTCCTTCATGTAGTTGGCTCTGAGATTCTTCCATTTTTCAATGAATGCACGTGCTGCTAATTGGATGGCACGGTCGCGCAAGGCTTGGCGTTTGATATCTTCCCAATCATAACCAGGTTTACCAATATTTGACATCACAGATTTAATAAAGGCGCTAAAATCCTTTAAATCAATGATTTCATTGATCTGTTGTTCTATAATAACATCATGAATCTTCATCGGTACGTTTGAGGCTCCGTTCAAATTTTCTCGGGTCCCGCGACCGAATAGCATTTAATAGTTTACGGTTTAATACTTCTGCATCTTCTTCAGAATAATTAGAATCAATGAATTCCATTAGTCTAATAGCACTAGAAATTACATTGTTAGCGCGACTCTCAACTAAATGAGAGCGATCGCGCTCAACATACATGCTTTCTAATTCTTCAAGAATGCTTCGTGTGCGTTTTTGCATCGCGGTTCTCTTTCAATATTGTATTTATTTTAGTTTTAAATTACGATGCATTGATTCCAATGCTGGTTGTTGGAGTTCTTCAGGCCAGGTGCTGATTATTTTTCTGTTATATTTCTTCAGATTGTCTGATGTTAGTCTATCACGGTTATTAACTAATCTATCCATGTGTTTAGATCTTAATTCTTTCGCTAGAGCAACATCAGTTAAAATGTCTTTGTTCAGATAGAACGCATAGAAGCACCGTTCCAGTAAGGTTGGCATTCGTTCATAACTGTGATCAATTATGTCATCAAAAATGTCAAATCCTTTGTTTTTCCATTCGGTAGCCATGTTATAGCCGCCTATCCAAATCGGAAATGTTAATGCAAGTAATGAAAATGCTGTTTTTTCACTAAATGTTGCCGCAGTCTGTGTCCATACGCTCTCTGTTATCAACGAAACAGCAGTGGATGACATTATTTTGTTTAGTCCAGCATTCCAAACCTGATAATTTTTACCATAGTTTACCACCGAAGATGTAAAAATTTGTTTATCATTAACATCAATCCACTTTTTATCAAATTGATGTATGGGGGAAAGAATTTGATTCCAGAATAAATCAATGTTATGATCATTTAATTTTTGCTTTTCGGCTATGATATAACTCAAATCAAACGTACTACCAATACCACTCCAGGTGTAATCCACAACCACATCAAAAATTTCACACAGTTTTATTGTTAAAAATCTATTAATTTGTTTTTTGTTAATTTGGAAATTGGCAATATGCGTGGTTATAATGGGGCTAGTTTCAATTACTAATTTATTTTTTTCCCACATTAAAATTTCAGCTTCTAACCAAGCATCGACAAAATAAACATTATTAAATTTTGACTGATAACAACTCGCACTATCCATAAAGATATATTTGGGAGTTCCGTAATGATCTATAATAGTTGATAACATCTCATCATCAATTGTATCCCAAACATATAATATCTGTCCGTCGATCCGTCCGCAAAATGGTTCTTTGTTAGATGATTCAAATAATAAATTTCTTACTGTTGGAAAAGATACAAATACTTTCATTGCCTGCCGCTCTTGATAGAGTTCAACAAACTGTTAAGTTTAGTACTATCAACACTGCCTTGCACGTTAGGAGCGTTGTTTGTGCTACTCATTTTACTTACTGGCTTGATATTATTCATGCTAAACCCACCGGCAGTTGGGCCAGCATCATCTGTTTGGTCACAATCTGAGATGCGTAATGTTTCTACATCGAACTCTAAATCTACCTTTGAGCCTACACCTGAACTTGAACGTGTTTTCATTAACTGAATCTGATAACGTCCACGTTCACGCATTGCTCTCGATGTAAAGATACCAAACACGTTGTCTGCTGTGTTGATCTTTGAAATACCGCCTGAAATGTGCGAATGGTCAAATTCAATTTCTTCTACCGCTGAACGGTTTAACTGCGACGCAGTTACCATAATAACGTTTAATTCTTTAGCCAAATTACGAATTTCTTCAGATACATACTTGTCCTTAACAAACAAATCGCTCGGACTAACTTTAGCACTTACAGGCATTAACAAGTCTAAGTAGTCAATACACAAAAAGTCTACAGTAACACCAGTTTGAATTTGTAGTTCTTTAATATAACTGCGAATATCATTTACTGTACTTTGTGCTGGCATGTACTTAATGCGGAACTTACCAGACTTCTTTTGCATCATTTTAACTTTCATTTCAACATTGTCAATATCTTTAAACACTTCTTTGCTTGATGTGTTTGTCATCATTGAGTCAATACGCATCGAACATAAATCTTCACTAAGTTCTAGCGAAATGTATACACCATTAAGTCCTGCTTGTACCCAGTTTACGCTTAGATTTTGCATAAACAAACTTTTACCTGAACCTGAACCGCCAGCAAAAATCTGTAGTTCTCCTCTGTTGAATCCGCCATATAACGCACGATCTAAGTTAAGCCAGCCTGTACTAACTTGTCCGTTGTTGGACTTAATATTCATTAGACGTGTGCGAGGATCTTCAAAGTAATCCGTGCCCATGTCCTTGTGCAAACTAATTTGTACTGCGTCCTTGATTAGTTTTTCAACTGGATCAAAGTTGCCTTTTTCAAGCATATCCGCGGATTTAAGAATAGCACGTTCTAGTTCTTGACGCTTAGTAAACTTTTCAAACTCATCCATAAACCAATCATAATGCCCATCCTTCATCTCAGGTGGAATTGGTTTTAGTTTTGCTCCTACCGCAGCATTAAGTTGTTCTAATTCAGGCATAGTCTTGTATTTGTCACTATGCTCTTTAATGAATGTTGCTGCGTCGTGTAAACTTGGATCAAAGTTGTCTACATTATAAATGTTTTGCACACGCACATAACTCTGTGCATCTGCTAACATCATTTCCAAAAATAATTTCTGAATTTCGACTGTGTATTCTTTCATAATTTCCGTTCAAGAGCTTTTCGTGCCAGCTCAATTTTAATTTTGCTTGAATTCTTGTTCTCGATAATACTTATTAGTGTAGCTAGTTTGCCATAACGCTTTACTGCGTCATTAACGTCTTTTATGTCTGCATCCCAATCTGGAATACTCACCGAAAAACCATATTTAATGGCGTCGTCGATTAATGATAACCCTGCGCTATCTTGATCCGGTACTACAACAATTTCTCTATTAAGCCTGCGTAATAATGCTGCTTGTGTATCACTAATTCTGTTTGTTGTTACAGAAACACCATCAATGCTCAATGCATCAAATTGTCCTTCGACCACAATTGCAAATTGCCAGTCATCATGTTGTAAATCTGTACCAAATACATACCCAGATGCTGAACAATTGTTCAGATACTTTGGCTTGCGATTGTCCAAAAAACGTGTGGTCCACCCAACAATTTTGTTGTTGTGTGTATATGGAATAAGAGCACCCAATCGTGTTTGACCAGTATCGATCATGTACGGATACGCCCACGGATCAATACCCCTGTCGCGCAAATACGCTAATAGCTCCACATCAGTATCGTCAATCAATCGTGCAGTTTCTGGTAGTGCGACTTCTGGAAAACTGATTCGTATTTCTTCTTCTTGGCGTTCGCGAATTAACTGATTAATATTTTTGTGCTTTAAACTTTCCAGTGTTAAACGTTGTATCTCAATATCCGGAACACCCATCCAGGATAATAGTCGTTGGGCTTTGTAACTTACCGGATACCCAAGAGTAAAACTAGCAGTATAGCCGCAGTTAAAACAATGATAACTCCAATCTGTATCCGTTGAGAACTTAAAACCACCACGTTGTTTGCGATCAGCAGTTTCTCCATTATGCACGCAACAAGGAGCATCAAAACTAGTCCAACCAGAACTATTAGTTTTGCGTTTTCCGTTGATGTAAGATAGTACATTTAACACCGTTATATTATAATATCTTTTGCGTAATTATACAAGTGATTTGCTAAATGTATTGCACCTTTTTCATTTGGGTGTTTTCCGGGCGTAAGCATATCTGGATACTCTGACAACTCATTACGCATATTCCATGTTGGATCATAAACCAACTCAGAAATATATGGCGGCGAAAAAACGTTAACCTGCAATAACTTTATATTATATGTGTGGCAAAAGTTGTGAAAAAACTCAGTGGTTTGCCAATATGCAATTTCTTGTGCTTTTGGGTCATTATTGTATACTTGGTGCCACTTAACGTGATCATGCCATGATTCGTTGTAATTTACACTATGTTGCGGATTCCCATTGTTCCACCAGCTATTACGGCTACTTTCAGTTAATCCAACGACTACAAGCGTTTCTTCTGGGGCTGCATCAGTATGTCTATGGTCGTCATTTAACCAATGATAGAATTCCCAAACCGTGCCCTGCAGGCTATTTCCCTTAATCCCATAATTCTCGACGGTCATTCCTAATAACTTACCCAATTGACCAACAATACAGTTTTCTTCTCTGTATATTCGGCGTTCTTTTTCTGTTTGGGGGTTAGGATGTTCAATCTCGTCGCCGTGAATCCACGAGCAACCAAATGCTGCAATATTGCGAATCATGTATGTAATTATTTTAGTAGTTAATGCGAACTGAATTTACTGTGCCGTCTGTATATTCAACTACAGCACGTAGCCATACAAAGTTACCGGTAAAGTTAACTGCTGTATTACCGGCTTCTTGTGTTGTGCCGTCTGAAAACACAGTAATGTCTGCCCAGTCTGTAGAACCAGGACTTGTAACTAAACTGCCTTGAATAGTAATGGTTCCAGTAAATCCTGTTACAGAAAATAGCGCAGTATGACGCCCGTCAGTCTGCCCGTAATAGCCGTTGCCTTTGACAGCAGAACCAGTCACAGTTTGAACAGAGCTATCGCCTGGATGCGTTTGTTGTGAAACTAAAAGTTGTGTAGTAATTTGCGCCATATCAATATTTATCTTACATATACGCTGCCAACAGTACCACTAGTACTGTTAACTTTCAACCGCATATAACTGTGTAAGCCTTCTACATTAATGTATTTTGTGTTTGAATCTGCACTGCCGAATGTAGCAGAAGTTAAATCATACCACTCTGTTCCAGTGGGCGATCCTTGTACAGTTACAGTACCTACAAATGAACTGTTTGTGTATTGTACTGTTTGTAAGTATTGTTCTGGTTGCCATTCTGAACTGTAGTTTGTTTGTCCTGCTGTAAAACTTGGTAGAGTTATTTCTGAACTTGCTACAAACTCTGGCATAGCA